ACAAAAGCAATGATGCAGTTTGTAAAACTTGCTGCAAAATGGGGTGCAAAACCTATTAAAACGAAAGGTAAGCATTTGAAGTTCAGAGATGCTTTAGGACATCAAATCAGTGCCCCTAAAACATCATCAGACTGGCGTGCATTAAAGAACTTTAAGTCTGAACTCAGGAACCGTGGTTTCAAAGAACAAGAGACAGTTAAGAAGGTAAAAGATGCCCTGGTAAACAATACGAAAACAACACAATTACAACCAAGTAGAAAGACAGCAAATCAGCAAACAACATTCAAAAAATTTACACAAAAGTATCAACCTAATGTTCAAGGTCCGAAGAAACCTAATGTAACCAAGGCAGAGTTAAGTAAGAGAGAGTTGGAGAATAGAATGGAGAAAGGATATAAACAATCAATTAAAGATATGCCAGCAGATGTAAAGTATGACCTTGCAAATAAGGTATTGAAAGACATTAGAAAGAGTAGAGTACAGGAAGGGGTTCATCCCCTTGAGGTGATTCACACCGAACAGATGGTAGTACCTAGAGGATTAAAGAAGAAGAATCCATTGATGAATGTAAAGACAGAAATGGAGTTATTGAAGAGATTATCTAATAGAAAAGCATTTTATGATGCAGCAAGAACAGGTAAACCAATGTATCCATTCTCCGAAGATAATAAGCACAGAGATGCTAAGTTAAACTATCAGTATAAAGAGGTAACTAATCCTAAGAGACCAGAAGATCCTATTAGAGCATTGAAGTTAAAGAAAGGAATGGCATAGTAAATGAAAGAGATTCTTCGTATTTGGAAATACTCTCTGGGTAGTTTCAGTGATAGTAAAACAGAGAAATATGATAACTGGATTGCGTTAGTTAGAACAGTTATCTTTGTCTCTTATATGATCACTAACTCCTTCATTGTTGCAGGGGTAGTAAGACACTGGGATGCTGATAAATGTGTAACGGTTGATACAGAACTAATTAAAAAATAGGTTCTTAATATAGAAATAAATATAGAACTGTTTTTTTATTGTTAAAGTAACTGCTGAGTATCTGGGGAGTATCTACAGAGTAACTTGGTGGTTATTTGGTCTCTTATACTTGTAGAAAGGTGCCCAGGTCTTGTGCTTATATCTTATGAAAACCTTCTAGGTCATTGTGAGCTTAGCGAGCGTATCATAAGACGCGCAGTCTGTCAACCCACGGGCACGGCAAAATGTTAGCAGAACTACACAATCTCGACGAGAAATGTATAAATAAATGTTATGAATCTCGACGAGAATCATATCTAGACGAGACACACATTTCGACTAGATTTGCATCTCGACGATATATCTGCTACAATACACAGGAATCTCGACGAGGATTATGTACGACGACTACGATCTCGACTATTCTTACACACCAGAATACACATACGATCTCGACGAGACTTATGACATGTGGGTGCAATCATATGCACATACACATTTAGATGACATGGATCTCGACGAGGATTATGCACACAATACGCAAGATTATGATGCGCTTGCGTATAAGCATTATGCATGATATAATCTAGTTCACATACACAGAGGAATCATGTACGCCGCTCACATGCTTGCACAAAAGCGCAGAGTAAGTGTCACACTCGATATCGAGTGTTATGATGACATGTATCTCCAAGAAGTATTAGCAGATCTCGATTGGAAAGAACTACTAGACCTTGAAGGTGATGAGAATGTCGACATTACCGTCAAGGAACGTGATGTCATCTGGTAGTGTGCCAGTTTGATTAGTGTCACAAACCCCCTTGCGGTTCGTTCCGTTTGGGGGTATTGTTATCTTAAGTTCAAAAAAGTTCCATGGTTTTCGTTACTTCAAAGAAGAACGGTTGCACTTATACTTTGGATGGAAATAATGGCGTGGTTTTGATGTATCATCCGTTGTATTCTAACGGAGATATTGAGACAAACCGTGGCGCTTATGAGTATGTTGAGTGGGATTATTTGGATGATGAAGATCTCATTGAAGCGGAGCGTTGTTATAACTTACTTCGTGCCGCCTGAGGAACTGGCACAGACCCCCTTGCGTTGAACCCCTGGACGGGGTATTGTTATCTCAAGTTCAAAAAACACAAATGGATTTCGACACTTTCGACACTGACATCTTCGCTGAGATTAACGACATGGAAGGTGAAATCTTTGACATCCCTGAGATGCAAGATGAGAAGAAATTTGACCTGGAAGGTTACATTAACGGGAACATTGATTATTGACATTCTGCCGTAATTTTCCCACTAACTAACAATCAACCCATGCAATTCCAAGTCACTGAGATTGAGTTTGATTTTGAAGATTCTGCGTCCTATGATAAGGAACCAGGATATTTTCAATCAATTATTGATGAAACATTAGAAGGAGTTTGGGAAGCATCTGACGAGGAAGATCTCATCGAAGAGATCACATGTGCGACAGGTTGGTGCATTAAATCTATTGACTACCATATCGTCCTTAAGTAACACAAACTCACCAACACTTTTATGATGGACCGACTTGAAATGTTGACTGCTCGTGAACAATTGATGGGGGACATTGATTCTATTGTTGAATCATATCAATGTGATGAAAACTTTGACATTAACGATTGTGATGACCGTGATGATTTAATCCGTGTCCTATGTGATGCCGTCTGCCGTAATTTTCCCACTAACTAACACAAACTGGTCGCCGCGGCCGACCAGTTGACAAGGTGGCACAGCATCGGTTGCAATCTGCTGGATTCTGTGCCTATAATGACTTCAGTTCAAACAACCGCAACGGACCCATGCTGCTCACCTCAGGACAAAAGCAACGCCCTCGTCTGGCGCAGCAGGTCTACCGCTTCATGCTGGATCAGGAACCGCTGTTAGGGGCCGCGGCGATCACGGTTCACCACCGTCGCCTGACCTCTGAGGGTGTGGTCGGTTGGCAGCTGCAGGAGGATGACCTGGAGTTCTTGATCGACATTGAACGCGACCTGCCCCGACAGGAGTACATCCTGACCCTGATTCATGAACTCGTCCACTGCCGCCAAACCCTGGCAGGTATCATGGATGAGGAGCAACGGGAGACGGAAGCATACGGTTTGGAAACTGTCTACGCTGCCCGCTTCGCCGCTGCCTGACCCCTTATACTGATTTCAATTCAGACAACCGACCATGTTCAATATCAACCCCATTGGCAGCGGCGCTGTCTCCCTGATGACGGTGGATCCCATCGCTGGTAGCGTTCGCGTTCGCTTCCGACATGGCACTAAGGTCTATCGCTTCAATGGCATCTCCCGCCGTGCCATCCTCTCGCTGCTGGTATGGCAGGATCGTAGCTTGGGCCAGTGGGTGAACCGTCACTGCCTCGCTCGCTGAGCGTCCCATCCTGTGCCTATAATGACTTCAGTTCAAACGAAACCGATGTTCGCCACCCTCTCCAACGACGAAGTGCTCTCCCTGCTGGATGACGCCAACGTGAACCACGATGACGTGCAGTATGACGCCTGCTATGACGAACTCGTCAAGCGTGACGCCCTGCCCTACTACCTACAGGATGACTTCGAGTGCTACGCCGACGATGAGGACGCCTGACGAAGTGGCACAAGACCCCTTGCCCTGTTCGTGGGTGGGGGGTTATCTTAGATTCAGTTGAGAGACACACCATGAAACTCACCACCCTTCAGGTTGCTGCCAAACTTAAGACTACTGACTTTAGTGTGTTTGACAAACCAGGCACAAACAAGGGCGCTCGTGGTCAACTACTGGAAATCGCGTTAGGTGTGCCTAATTCCAGTGATTTGACTGACCTTGCTGACGGTGAAATCAAGACTTTCACCGTGGGTGAGTCAATCGCCGTGACACAGTTGAAGCACTGCCTGGCAGAAATCATTGAAGACCAAGTGTCATTCAAGGACAGCAAAGTGGGTGCTAAACTGAAGCAAACTGTTTATGTTGGTTTCACCCGTGGCAACGATTATGTGGGGACTGAAGTATTGAATGAGGAAACTCACCCCGAACATTATCAGGAACTGGCAGAGGATTATGACTACATCTGCACTGCAATTCGTGCTGCATTTGAATCTGAAACCCAACTGACTACCATCACAGGACCTAACAAACTTCTTCAGATTCGCACCAAAGCGTCTAAAACAAACGGTGCCTATGTTCCTTTGACCTTTGCAGGTTGCACCCTTAAAGATAAAGGAATGGCGTTCTACTTGTGCGGACGTTTCGGTAAAGAAGTGGTGTGACAGTCGACAAGGTGGCACAGGGTCGACCTCAAAGCAACGGACCCCATGCTTATAATAGACCCATGAACAAAACCAACCTTTCCGAATCCTCCTTCTACATCCGTCGCACTTGGACGACGTTCTCAGGTTCCGTCGTTAAGATGGACCACGTTGGACCCTACCATGAGGGTCAGGAGTACGCTGTCGCAATGCAGCGCAAACATGACATGGACCGACAGGTTCCTGCCACTGAACAGATTACCAAGTGGGAATGGGTTGACGGAGTGACCGCCATTGCCGACCTGGTGTTCGGTTGAGGAAGTGGCACAGAACCGGTTGATTTCTCCTGGATTCTGTGCCATATTAAAAGCATGAAAGAAACGACCATGACTCTGGAAACCGCAAACCAAATTTGGGAGGACTGCTACGGTGACCCCACCGCTAGCAAGTGGGGAGACTACACGACCGCCCAACGGTTGGAAGCAATCCGCGTCCGTGATGAGGCACACAACGGACCTAAAGGACAGTGGGGAATCTGGCACATCAGCGACCGCGACTGACCCCACCGACCCCCTATAATAACTTCAGTTCAAACAAACCACTTCAAACCATGCTCAAAGGAACCGAACTTCTGGACACCATCCGCACCATGGAGACTGCCTCACGAACCGAACAGTGCCTCGCCTGCGGTTACGTTCGGGAGAATGGCAAACCCGCATTCACTGCATTTTACGAAGCAATTATGGACGCCCGTGGTATCACTACCGCAGCAGTTGAGAAAGAAGAACTTAAGGAAGAATATCCTGTCCAAAAGGACATTCTGACCGAACTGTTGGAAGACTACGACGCCGATGCAATTAAGGCATTCATTGAACTCTACGGTGAGGAAGAATTGGAGAACTTTGAAGACGCTTACCAAGGCGAAATGTCTGGCGCTGAGTTTGCAGAACAGTTCACGACTGGTTTCTACTGCGTGGACATTCCTTCCTTTGTTTGTGTTGACTGGAATGCAACTTGGGACCAACTTTCCTATGACTATGATGAGCAGGACGGTTACATTTTCTCCCGCCACTGGTAAGTGACACTTAAGGTGTGCCGCCTCACAAGGTGGCACACTCCCCATCGTGGGGGGCACCTCTGACCCCTTATAATAAACACAGTTCAAACAAAGGCACATGACCACCGCAACCGCCAACCTGATCGCCATCGCTTCGGAGTTGCAGGCAGCAGGGAAGGAAGTTAAGGTCACCGTTCTCCGCACTGCTCACGGAACCAAGGCAAACCGCTACGCTGATCGCATCCGTGGGGGTTCCACCCGTGTCCGCACTGGTGCCGGTTCCCGCTCCGTGCATCAGAGCACCAAAGCAACCGCCCTGGGTGACGTTCGCTGAAGTGGCACAGGGGTGCTTGACGGCAGTGGTGGGTGCGTGGTAGGCAGTGCCGCCGCCCGCCGCGTCCCCGCGCCGTGGCGCGTGTATATAAAACTCCTAGGTACCATAAATCTATAAAGTCTTGCTTTCGGCAGATATTTTTATAACTCTTAGTTTTTCTATATAAAGCAAAAATGAGAAACGGAATACACTGTATGCAAAAAAATCCCGGAGAAAATTTTACGACCATAGAGGTTGATCCTGTAACTGGGGAGTATTATATTACGTTACCTGAGTGGGTCATATCAGAGTACGGGTGGTATGAGGGCACTGAGATAAACATGGAGGTTGATGGTGATTGTATTGTAGTTACGGAATTCCGTAACTGAACCCGTAAGGGTGAGATAACTGAGGCCAATCGGTAGACAATCATCACGTCTCATAGTATAATTACTATTGAATCGATTCACATTCAAATTTGAAAATGTTATGGCAAAAGGATTTACAGTAAAAGCAAAAACTCCCACTGTGAGCAAAGAACCAGAGTGGGACTATGCGAAAGCGCGTGAGATGGTAAAAGGAAAGACCGTTGTCTTCTGTTTACCAGGGCGTGGAGTATCATATACGTATCTCAAAAATTTTGTACAATTGTGTTTTGACCTTGTGCAGCATGGTGCAAGCATTCAAATTTCACAAGATTATAGTTCTATGGTGAACTTTGCACGTTGTAAGTGTTTAGGTGCAAATGTTCTGAGAGGACCTGACCAGAAACCATGGGATGGAAAGTTGAAGTATGATTATCAATTGTGGATTGATAGTGATATTGTGTTTAACAGTGAGAAGTTTTATCAGTTGATCTTGATGGACAAAGATATTGCAAGTGGTTGGTATTGTACCGAAGACGGTCAAACCACCAGTGTTGCACATTGGATGGAGGAAGATGATTTCCGAAATAATGGTGGTGTAATGAACCATGAAACGATTGAGAGTATTTCAAAGCGTCGTAAACCATTCACTGTGGACTATGCAGGTTTTGGATGGTTGCTCATCAAAAATGGTGTATTTGAGCACAGTGAGATGAAGTATCCATGGTTTGCACCGAAGATGCAAGTCTTTGAATCTGGTGAAGTACAGGACATGTGTGGAGAGGATGTAAGTTTCTGTCTGGATGCAAAAGAGGCAGGATTTGAGATTTGGTGCGATCCTCGTATCAGAGTGGGGCATGAAAAAACTCGCGTGATCTGATGATGGCACAGGAGTCTTATACAATTCTCCATGAGGGTCAAGTACTTGCAGAGGGCTTGACCAAAGATGAATACTTTGATAAACTTATGGACCTAGCAGAGGACTTCTACTCTTCTGGGTCACCGAATCCCTCGGAAATTGAAACAAAAATTGTAGTTGAGGATTAATTATGGCAGCACGTTCCAAAGTCGGTCTCGTTAAGGATGGGTTTACTCCTAGGAAGCCCAAGAAGTCTCGTCAGGGCGCAGGGAAGAACACAAAATATGCAGCGACTTCTCGCAATAAGGCAAAGAAAGTGTATCGCGGGCAAGGCAAGCGTTGATACATGGGGGTCTTCGGACCCCTTTTTTGTCAATAAATATCGGTAAGGGATAGCAACCCCTCTAAAAGTTCTGATTTCTTGTAAATCAGGAGCTAAAATGGGCAATTCACCTGTAGATAGAGATTCAAACTACATGAGAGAGATGTGGGGCACCACTCGTCTTGTGACAGATTACATTAGAAATGAAAAAATGCATGATTTTTTAGACAATTTGGGTAATCATCAGCATCAAAAGATGCTTCGTGAGATTGCAAATGATGATTTAACACCTAAAAAGCATGATTTTGCGACTCAGAACGAACTTCATGAGAAAATTCGTAATGATGAGGACTATGATGACTGGGATTATGGTACAGAACCCACTTATGGTAAGATTTCTGGGTAGTAGGTATAAATAAATTCAGAAAAATCTACCCATACAATGCCGACACAAAGGGTTTCTAGAGCATTTAAGGACATTAGTTTTGCTTTCGATCCACATCCTGTGACGAAAGACCTTCCTGTCTTGACAAATGAGCGTGCAATCGTTCGATCTGTACGTAATTTGGTTGAAACCATTCCAACTGAACGGTTTTTTAACTCTTTGGTCGGCACAGATATTCGTAAAAGTCTATTTGGATTCGTTGATTTTGCTACTGCAACGATTATCGAAGACCAAATTCGTAATACAATCGAATATTTTGAGGATCGTGTTGAAAATGTACGCATTGATGTTGATCCACAACCCGATCTAAACGCATTTGATGTGACAGTTTACTTCGATATTGTAGGACAAGATTTTCCACCACAAGCCTTTTCGTTCATACTAGAGGCAACGCGATAAAAAATGCCTTTTACACAGTTTACCAATCTAGATTTCGACCAAATAAAGACCCAAATCAAAGATTATCTCCGTGCAAATTCAAATTTCACGGATTTTGACTTTGAAGGGTCTAATTTTTCAGTCTTAATCGATACTCTTGCTTATAATACCTACATTAATGCATTTAATGCGAACCTTGTAGTGAATGAATCGTTCCTAGATGGAGCGACAATTCGTGAAAATGTGGTTTCCTTAGCAAGAAACATTGGTTATATACCTCGCTCTAGGAGCGCCGCTAAGGCACAGGTTACATTTGCGGTGCCAACTACTACTAGTAGTGCTTTTATCACTCTTGAAGCGGGTCTGGTCTGTGTTGGAGCAGCAGATAATACAACTTATAGGTTCTCAGTTCCTGAAGACATTACTGCAACTGTTGTTAATGGTGTTGCACAGTTTGGATCTGCAGAAAAACCGATTGAGATTTATCAAGGTTCAATGTTAACCAGACAATTTTTGGTTGACACTTCTCAGGATCAAAAGTTTATTCTTGATAATCCAAATATTGATACATCAACCATCACTGCTTTTGTAAAAGGTGTTAATGATACAGGTCTTGGGCGTGAATATCACCTGGTTGATAACATTTTAAATATTGACGGTAAATCAGAAATCTTTTTAATACAAGAAGTTCAAGATGAAAGGTATGAACTTCTCTTTGGTGATGGTTATTTTGGTAAGAAACTAGAAAATAATGCAGTGATTACTATCAGGTATCTTGTTACTGATGGTAAAGCAGGAAATGGTCCAGCATTATTTGACTTCCAAGGAAATTTTGTTGATTCTAGTAACGTAAGAGTTATTCCTACTGCCTCTATCCCCGTTACAACCGTTCAGAGGGCGATAAACGGCGGTGAGATAGAGAATGTATCATCAATCAAATACTTCGCCCCTAGACTCTATTCTGCACAGTACAGAGCGGTTACGGCAAGAGATTATGAGGCAATCATTGCTTCAATCTATCCTAACACAGAGTCTGTTGCAGTTGTTGGTGGTGAAGAGTTAACACCACCTAAGTTTGGTACTGTGCAGATTAGTATCAAACCAAAGAATGGAACTTATGTTTCAGACTTTGATAAGCAAAATATTCTAAACAGGATTAAGCAATATTCGATTGCAGGAATCAATCAAAGTATTGTTGACCTTAAGATTCTTTATGTTGAACTTGATTCGACCATTTACTATAACAACCAACAAGTCTCAAATGTAGATGATTTGAGAACAAATGTTGTATCATCCTTAACAACCTACTCGAAGGATGTTGATATGAATCGCTTTGGTGGTAGATTCAAGTATAGTAAAGTTCTTCAACTGATTGACCGTGTAGATAATGCAATCACTTCCAACATCACTAAGGTGAGAATTAGAAGAGACATGAAGGTATTGGTGAATCAATTTGCACAATATGAATTGTGTTTTGGCAATCGATTCCATGTAAACCCAAATGGACTGAATATTAAGTCAACTGGATTTAAGGTTCAGGGAGAGAGTTCTACAGTTTACATTACTGATGCACCAACGATTAGTACTGGTGCTGATGCAGTATCTAATGCAGATCAAGCTGCACAAGTTTTCCTCAAAAGACCACAACAGTTGGATATTGAAGAGGGTGTTCTTTCTGTAGTTAAAGAAGATGCTCTAGGTAATAGAGTTGTTGTTTCTAAAGAGATTGGAAAGGTTAATTATAAGACTGGCGAAATTATTATTAACACTATAAACATCTTAGAAACTTCACGACCAAACAATATTATTGAAATTCAAGCATACCCAGATTCTAATGATGTCGTTGGTTTGAAAGATCTTTATCTCTCATTAGACATTCCCAGTAGCACAATAAATATGGTTAAAGATGTCATTGCATCTGGTGAGGACATTTCTGGCGTTTCTTTCACAAGAGATTACTATACTTCAAGTTATTCAAACGGAGATTTAGAGAGGAAATAAAATATGTCGCAATTTGAGAAGAGAGTGCAACTCAATAAAATTATTGAGAGCCAACTTCCAGAATTTTTAGTAGCTGATTTTCCAAAGGCAATAGAATTCTTCAAACAATATTACATCTCCCAGGAACACCAGGGTGGTAATGTTGACTTGGTTGATAATCTTGATAGATATCTCAAGATTGATAACCTTGTTCCTGAGGTTGTTGTTGGTCAAACAACTCTCTCTTCTGATATAACAGCATCATCTACGACAATCACTGTATCCTCAACTAAAGGATTTCCAGATGAGTATGGTCTTTTGAAGATTGGTGATGAAGTAATTACATACACTGGTAAAACCACAACTACATTTACAGGATGTGTTCGTGGATTCAGTGGAATTACTGGATATGACGATAGGTCTAGGGAATATTTTGTTAATGTTAATCGTCAGAATGTAATATTCTCAGATACAACTGCTACTGCACACACAGCACAATCTAGTGTTCAGAATCTGAGTGCATTATTTCTTCAAGAATTTTACAGGAAATTAAAGAAAACTTTTACTCCAGGATTTGAGGAGGAAACTTTTGTTTCTGATTTGGATGTTGGAAACTTTATAAAACATGCCAGAAACTTCTACCAGTCGAAGGGTATTGAAGAATCTGTCAGAATCCTGTTCAAGGTTCTTTATGGCGTATCTGCAAAAGTAATTGACCTTGAAACTAGACTGATTAAACCATCTTCTGCAGAGTTTGTAAGAAGAGAGATTATCGTTGCTGAACCAATCTCAGGCAATCCACTCCACTTAGAAGGTCAAACAGTCTTTAGATCAGTAGATACGGATACTAGTGGTTCAGTATCTGATGTAGAAATTTTCACAAGAAATAATAAAACATTTTATAAACTTGGTTTGTTTGTAGGATATAATGACAGAGATCTTGTTGAAGGAACTTTTGGTGTTCCAGGATTCTCCAGGTCATTAGAAGAAGTTTCAATTGGTTCTTCAGTTATTAGTGTAGATTCCACTATTGGATTTGGTCAAACTGGAGAACTTAACGTTAGTGGAAATGTTATAACATATCAAAATAAGAGTATTAATCAATTCTTTGATTGTGTTGGTGTTACCAGTGCGATTTCTCTTGGTGAAGGTGTCAGAGCAAATGAAGTTATCTTCGGTTATGAAAACGGAGATACCAGCAAAAGGGTAGAACTTCGTGTAACTGGAGTGCTTTCAGACTTCGAAGCACTTGAAGATATTCCTTTGATGGAAGTTGGTGAGGAAATTTTTGTAAGAAATATTGGAGAAATTATTGAAAACCCAATTGGTGAGAAAACATTCAAAGAATCATTTGGAAATTCTTGGTTGTATAATACCAGCACAAGACTTACAGTTGATTCAATTCAGGGTAGTACCTTTATCCTGTCAACTGACGTTATTGATAAATCATTCCTCAAAGTTGGTGATAGTGTTGATATTGTTGTTGGTAGCAGCAATGTTGTTTCTCATTCGAATGCAATTGTTGACAATATTAACTTTGCAAATAGAGAAGTTATATTAACTAACTTGGGATCATTTGTACCACTTGCTGGTGTTTCTTATTCGATAAGAAGAAACCTTGTTAAAGTAACTAGTGCAACATCTAATTTAAAATTAGGAAATGACAAGTACATTGCAAATGCTCTTAACGTCTATACCGATGATAAGAATGAGTATGGATATGTTGCTTCCCATTCTCTGCCAGGATATCAAATTGTAGATGAAATTGTAGAATCAAAACTACTTGATGGATCTGTAAATAATCTAGAAGAATATGATTCTGCAAAGTTAACCTATAAAACTATTAAGTTTCCATCTACAGTAAGATTCATTGATGGTGATGAGATTGTTTATACTGCAGACAATCCTTTAAAAGGATTAGAGTCTGGTGGTCTTTATTATGTAAAACTTGTAGATACAAATAAAATTCGTGTATACTCATCAAAATCAAGAATTGCAGGTGATGAGTATGTAGAGTTGCTTCCTGCAGATAATACTATAGGCGAGCATATATTTACTTTAAAGCGCCACGAAAATAGACTAATATCACAAAATAATATTCTTAGAAAGTTTCCAATCAAACAATCTTTAAGTAGTGTAAAAGAGAGTGATAGAAACATTGGCAATGTTGGAATCTTAATTGATGGTGTTGAGATTTCTTCTCCAGAATCTAGAGATAAGATTTATTGGGGTCCATTAGAGAAATTTGATGTTCTTAATGGTGGTTCAGGATACGATGTAATTAATCCACCGAACATTAAAATAGGAATTGGATCGGGAACTCAAGCATATGTTGAACCTGTAGTTATTGGTAGTGTAAAAGATGTTATTGTAGATCCACAAAGTTTTGATGTTGATGATGTTATTTCTGTCAGTCTTTCTGGTGGTAATGGTTCTGGATGTGTCTTACAACCAGTTGTTGGTGATAGATTTAGAGAAATTGAGTTTGACAGTCGCCCACTTAGTCTTGGTGGTGGTGTCGATATTGTTGATGAAACGATTACTTTTAAGGAACCACACAATTTATTCACAGGTCAATCTCTGATTTATAATCAGAATGGAAATAATCCAATCAATATTGGAAATGCATATGATACTAATAATGTAACTACAGGAGCACTTGGTAGTGGTGATGAATATGTTGTTAGTGTAGTAAACACCAGCACAATCAAACTGCACAAATCTAGAGCAGAAGCTCTTGCAGGAATCAACACTATCGGATTCTCAACTGCAACTGCCGCTGCTGGAATTCATAAATTTAGAACTTTATCTAAAAAGAATCTTAGACAAGTAAAAGTTTTAGAATCTGGTTCTGGATATGCTCATAGAAAACTAAGAGTTAAGTCTGCAGGAGTTTCTACTGCATACAATACTGTCGAATTTTCAAATCATGGATTTAAGACTGGTGAGACTGTAACATACTCTAAAGAAACCTTTGCTGGATTGACAACCACCACCAATGAAATTTCTATCGTTGGTTTACATACAGAAAATCAATATTCAATATACAAAGTTGATGACAACAGATTTAAATTAATCAATGTTGGTGTTTCTGGAACAGTAACAACAGACTTGGTAAGAAACAAGTTTGTAGATTTTGTAGGATTTGGAACTATCGATGGATATCATGTGTTCCAGTATCCAGAAATTAAAGTAGTTGCAAATGTTTCTTTTGGTGCTACTACTGGAGAGTTTGTATTCACACCAATTGTAACAGGAGAAATCTCAGATGCATATCTGTATGAGACTGGTAGTGGATATGGATCAACTACATTAAACTTACATAGAAAACCAGTAATAACTATTGAAACTGGTTCAAATTCACAACTCGCCCCTATTATCGTAAATGGTAGAATTGAGGATGTACAAGTTCTTAATAAGGGTAATGGTTATGCAGGTCCACCAGAATTAGTTATTGAAGATACATCAACACCGGGTGGAACTGGTGCCATATTGAGACCCGTCATGGATGGGGATAGACTTTCCGACATTATTGTAATTAATTCTGGTATTGGATACAGTGCAAATTCTACAAGTATTTTTGTAAAAGAAAGAGGGTTTGGTGCCAAATTTGATACAAGAGTTAGAGATCTTTCTGTAAATGATGCTGAAAGATTTGCAGACTTCTCGAAATCCAAGAACACAAAAATATTCTCAAATCTTTATAAGAATGAGAAAGAAGATTCCCTTGTTTATGGAATTTATGGATACTCCGAAGATTTGGCAGAAAATTATGAAGAGCTTGGTGGTTCACACTCACCAATCATTGGGTGGGCATATGATGGAAATCCAATCTATGGACCATTTGGATATTCTTCGCCATCAGATGTTCAGTCTGGTGTCAAGATATTAGACCCAGGTTATGAACTGAAATCTACTTCGGTAGAAGATAGACCTCCCAACTTCAAACCTGGTTTCTTCATTGAAGACTACAGATACACTGGAGTTGGGGATTTAGACAGACATAATGGAAGATTCTGCATAACACCAGATTATCCAAATGGAATCTATGCATATTTTGTTGGTGTTAGTACAAGTCTTACATCACCAGACTTTGAACCAAAGTATCCATACTTTGTTGGAAATACCTACAAGTCGAATATTATTTCTGATAACTTTACTTTAGATCATACTTTTGATTTCAATAATTCAAATCTTGTTAGAAATACTTTCCCATATAACATCAACAAAAAATATGCTGATTATGATTTCATTAATGAGGGATATGAAGTATTCAATCAAGCAAGCGTAATTAAATCTGTTACACAAGGTGAAGTTGATGATGTTAAGGTTATTGAAGGTGGTCTTAACTATGTTATTGGAGATAGAGTAAATTTTGATATAGAGGGAGCAAACGGTGCTGGTCTTAGAGCAGAAGTTTCTGAATTAGTTGGTGCTGGAATCACTGCCCTTGATACCGTTTTAGACACCTACGAAGCATGTGTATTTGAGTGGGATAATGATGAACAAGTTTCTGCATATTTCAGAAATGGATTTAATTTACTGAATAATGATAGAGTTCTTGTTGGTGGTCTCTCAACATCAATAACTTCTCTGGTTGGAACTTTCAACATTGGATTTACTACATCTGTTGTTTCACTTGCTGGAACAATGGTCAATTATAGTTCAACTCCATATGGAATAGCAGAAGATATTTTTGTTTCTAGAAGTGTAAACGTTTCTGCAGGAACAACAGTTGTAATTCATTCTGAACAGGGAAGTGAAACTACCATTGTCCTCAATAACTTTAATAATGGTATCTTAAAAATTAAGAGACCAGAACCTGCAGGAGTTGCTCATACACTTGGAAGTAGGTTAGAAATTGGAGAAAACAGATTAACTCTTCCAGTTAAAACCCAGAAGTTTACTTCAAGTTTCAATGACATTGTTTATTTTAATGCAAAGAATGCAGTTGGAGTTGGCACAACTTCTGGTTCTGCAGTTACAAAATCATTTAATGTTGGAGTTACTACAGTAACTGTCTCTATCCCAACACGTCAGATTTACTTACCAAATCATCCATTCAAAACAGGTCAAAAGGTAACATATACAAATCCACCAAAACCAGGAACTGCACAAATTGTAGTCGGAGCATCCTCTACTGTTGGTGGAACCTTCAATCTTTTAGATGGTACAGATCTTTATGTTATCAATAAAGGAGAAAATTATATTGGATTAGTTACGACCGTTGGTTTAACTACATCTGGAAATGGTCTTTACTTCCATAGTGATGGTGACGATCATAATGAATATAAGTTAGTATCAAATAAAGTACAAGTTACTGGAGATGTAAGTAGAATAGTAACAACTGTAAGTTGTGGAACAACTCACGGATTGGAAAATGGTGATACTATTAAACTTGTAGTTAAACCAAACACTATTGTTGGATTGGGAACAACTGCTGCTCTTAGAGTAGAGTTCAATCATGAAGAAAGAAAACTTTTAATTAATCCAGTCGGTATTAATTCTTCCAATATCAATATTGGAGATAATACATTTACAATTACCGATCATGGATATAAAACTGGTGATAAACTTTACTATGAAAGTGTGGAACCAGCAGCTGGTCTCCATACCGGTTCATATTATGTAATTAAGGAGTCTTCGGACAAATTTAAAGTTGCAGAAACTTTATATGAAACGAATCCTATCACACAAAAAGTCGTCAACATTGTTGGAACTGGAGATACAAATCACAGATTCTCTTTAATAAATCCAGAGATTTCTGTGGTTAAAAATAGTGACCTCCAATTTGATTTAAGTCATGAATCTCTTGATGGATTTAAACTTAAGATATTCAGAGAAGGTAATTTTATTAATGAATACACTTCATCCTATGATGAGAACGGTTTCAATGTAATTGGTGTTGGAACTGTTGGTGTTGGCACAACAGGAATTGCAAACTTAACTCTTGAGTATTCTGAAAATATTCCTGATAGATTATTTTATGCATTAGAAAAATCTGGATATATCAGCACTGCAGACACTGATGTGCAAAACTACTCACAAATTAACTACATCAACAGTCCATATACTGGAACTTATGATGTATTTGGAGTTGGTAGCACTACATTTAATATTTCTCCAGTACAACTTCCAACAGTTTTAAATTATGTTGATACGCAATGTGATGAACTAAAGTATACGACAAAATCAAGAACAGCACTTAGTGGTTCAATCGCTAACGTCAATATACTTTCGAAAGGATTTAACTTCGAAAGTCTACCGAAGTTTAGTGATGTTACATCTGAAGAAGGAACTAATGCAAATATTGCAGCAATTTCAACTTCAATTGGAAGAATTAAAAAAGTAAGATTCAAAGATTTTGGATATGATTACCCATCAGATAAAACTTTAAGACCTGAAGCGATTGTCCCTCCAATTGTTTCTATTGATAACCTGGATACTATCACCGACATCAATATTCAGTTTGGTGGCGCAAGATACTTATCAGATCCAGATTTAATTCTGTGGAATGATACTAAGAAGCAGATTGTAGATTCAACCACATTTGTTGCTCATGCTCCAAATGGTGCTATTGCAGAAGTAGAACAACTTGCTCCTATCTTTGGTCTTGAATCCGAACCACATAAGATAATTGCAATTAATAATTCAAATGGTGTTGGAATTTCTTCCATGACCAGTGGTGATTCTGGTATTGCGACTTGTATCTTAAATACTCCTATTCTTGGATTTACTAGCAAATTATTCGAACCTGGTGATAGAATCTTCGTTGAGGGTGTTGAATTAATTCCTGGAACTGGTGAAGGATTCAACTCCGCAGATTATGAGTACAAGTTCTTCGAAGTAACTGAGTATAATGACACCAGTCCAGCAGTATTGAAATTTAGACTTGTTGGTGAGGATGGAATTGGTCTTAGCACCAATCCAGGAATTGCAAAGACATTCCAGTCTGGTTACGCTACCATTATCAACAAATCAAATTACCCAATCATTAATGTAAAGCAAGATAGATCTAAATTTACTATTAACGAAAAACTCTTTGTTGATACTGGAACTGGTTTCTTTGATACTGATTTGGAAGTTTCTCTTGTAAGAGATGATTACATCAAGACAAGAGGTGACTACAACTTAAGAAAAGGTGCGAAGATTAAAGGTATTATAAGTGGAACTGTTGCTGAGGTAACAAATGTTGATAGAAAGAGAGCGAAATTTAACATAAGATACTCATCCAAAGTTGATTTGGGTTGGAGTAATGATATTGGTAAAATTAATGAAGATTACCAAGTAACTCCTAATAATGACTATTATCAAAATCTTTCATATTCAGTCAAGAGTCCAATAACATGGGCAGAATCTTCTGGTCCAGTTAATAGTATTATTCACCCTGCTGGTTTGAAAAACTTCGTTGATGTTGGAATTACTTCCGTTGCAACTTCTAGAGCAGGTTTAGGTGGAACAACATCCGCAATCGTTATCTTGGATGTTGTAAATGAAACCAGAGTTGATACAATTAATAACTTCGATAACGCACTTGATGATAGTCCAAGACAAAGTCCAATTGGTAATTTCTTACAATCAAATTCTTTACAGATAGAAAATAGGAAACTTACAGACTTTACTGAGTGTAGAACCAATAGAGTTCTCATTCATGATGACATTAGTCCACAGTTCTCAAGCAAAGGTTTCCAAGATATATTTGTGGAACTTGAAGAAATTGAGTTCTCTGAAAATCACAACAGATATCTTGTTCAGGTTGTAGATCCAGACACTTCAGATATTCAGTTATCTGAACTCGTTCTTCAGTCGACTGCTACAGATACATTCCTATTTGAAAAGTATACTGCCTATAGCAACAAGCAACTTGGTTCATTCAGAGCAGATACTGATGGATTTGGTAGAAAAACCATAATCTTCGATCCTGTTGACCCATATGAAACTGACCATGATATTAAGATTCTGAAGAAATCATACCTCTATCAGGCACTTCCTGGTGGTGTTTCTGGAGTTGGAACACAATCCCTTGGTTCTGTAGATATTATTGGCACATTCACTGCTGGTATTGGTAGTGTTGGAACAGCATCAAGCATCAAGACTATTGCAGAATTTGATGCAACTGAATTTAATGGTGCATTTGCAAACATTGAAATTTCAGATAGATTTGGTACAGTAGTCAACTATGTTGAAGCTGCAATTGATTTTGATGGATCGGATACTTATTTAAGTGAGTATTATTTTGATGCAACTACTCAGTCCTATAGTTATGTACAAACAGGAATTCTTAGTGCAACATATGATTCCAATGCAGGAATTGTATCTCTGACTGCAAGAAACAGTGGAATATCTTCCACAGTTCTGTATGATGTTCGTTCCAATATTGTTGGATTTGGAACAACAACGGCAGGTATTGGAACATATAGATTCCTGCTGAACAACCAACCAGCAGGAACAGAATTAAGTGCTAGATTAGAATCTACTGTTGGATTTGGAACAACTGCAGTAAGAATTGGTTCTTATGATATAAATGCAATTTCTGCAGTTAATTCAATTGTTCGGGTTTCTGCTGGTCAGTCATCAGCAATACATCAAGTTAACATCCTTGCAAACGATCAAGATTCTGAATTGTTTGTAACTCAAGGACCATTCTCACCAACAAACAATACTACTGGTATTGGAACTTTTGGTGGAGAAATTATTGGTTCTAACTTCCACTTGAATTTCTATCCAGATTCTGGATATGATGTAGAAACTCAAGCGTTTGGTGAAGTTTTATATAGAGGAATGGATTTTGATAACCAAGCAAATCCACTAGAATATGGTCCTGCTTCTCAATTAGTATTACTCTCCGCATTTGATGGTTTAAATGGATTGAGAGCAAACAGGGTTAATTTTACACTTAAGCATGAAGGCAATCCAATCTACACTAAGACTTTCGATCCTGCAAATGCATCTACTATAGATTATGCAACAGGAATCTTCAGTTATCCAAATCATTTCTTCAACACTGGCGAAGAATTAATTTATACACCAGAATCAACATTTGTTGGTGTTGGTAAATCTGCAATGGGTATTGGTAGCACTGAGAACTATCTTGGTATTGTTACCGATAGACTTCCAGAAAGAGTTTATCCAATTGCACTTACTCCAGATACTTTCCAGTTAGCAACTAAACCAGAATGGGCAAGAGAGGCTGCTGCATCTGCTGGAGTGAGTGGAAATGTTGGTATTGCCATCACATTCATTGATGCTGGACTTGGAAATGCTCACCAACTTGAATTTACTAAGAAGTTAACAAAGACTGTTATCGCACTTGATGGCATCGTGCAGCAACCAATTACCTTCACTCCAATTAACCATGTGTTAGAAAATAATAATGGAGGCATTACTGCTGGTATTTCTACTTTCAACCTTAGTGGTATTTCTTCAGTTCAACCAAGAGACCTTCTTAGAATTGATGATGAATACATGAAGGTTATTGAAGTTGGACTTAGCACCAATGTTAATGGTCAACTTCTTGGTCCAATCAATGGAATTATTGCTGCAGGTTCTGCTGCAACACACCCAACTGTATCTGTTGTTCGTGGAATTGTTGGTTCTGCAGCAACTACTCACACTGACGGTGCAGAGGTTAGAATTTACAGAGGTGCAATTAACATTGTTAAGAATGAAATTTTCTTCGTTGATCCACCAAAAGGTAACTCTAGAGCAAGAAGAAATTCTTCAAACCTCCCATATGTTAAGGCAGAATATACTGGTAGAACCTTCTTGAGATCAAATTATGATACCAATATGCTCTTCGATGACATTTCGGATAGTTTCACTGGTATTGCTAAAACCTATACTACGACTATTGAAGGAATCAATACTTCTGGTGTTCAACCTGGTAATGGAATCTTGTTCATTAATGGAGTTTTCCAGACACCATCAACTCTTAACAACGCTGGAAACAATTATCTTTTCGAGAGAGACACCTCTGCAGGAATTTCTAGCGTTGTATTTACTGGTATCACCTCAACTAATGGACTTCCAATTCAATCTGAGTTTGATATCAACCAGAATCAGATTCCAAGAGGTGGTTTGGTAGTTTCCCTTGGTTCAACACCTGGACTTGGATATGCACCTCTTGTAGGTGCTGTGGTTAAGGCAGAAAAAGATTCTTCTGGAACTATCACAGATATTGTTGGTATTAATACTTGGACTAGACCTGTTTCTATAAGCACAGCGTCATACAATAAGATTTCTGGAATTCTTGAAGTTGAAACTGTTGAACCACACAATCTTAGAAATGGTGATAGTGTAAAATTAGTTGGTCTTGCATTTACCTGCCCAAGTGGTTCTGGTATTACAACTACAATCTTCCCAGATCATGACCGCGCTCTTGGATTGTTTAATGTTGTTGACGCAAACAAAGTTAATGTTCTTGTTGGACCAAGCACAATCACACACTACTACATGGGTGATGGTGAAATTTATAGACATTATAATTTAAATTTCGGTTCCGGATATAGATCACCAGTTTCTATCGCAGTTACTGATAAAGCATATGAGCATAGATTTGTAAGAGCAGGTGTAAATTCAACCTTTGATGGTAGTGGTAACACCTATTCAATCACTAATGCTAAATTTACTTCACATACAGGTGAACTTCAAGTAACAATTGATGGACATGGATTAACAACTGCAGATACTGTTGGATTCGATACTGGTTCAATCGTATTCAGATGTTCTGATGATGATTTCTTCACAGAACAAGTTTATCCAAGACCTACAGATCCAGCAGCAGGAGTTAATCTCTCTATTGCTTCTACGACAGTAAACACTTTAACTGTTAATGTTGGTCCAGCTGGTGGTGGTGGAACAGGTGCTGTTGTTGAAGCAGTGGTTGGTGCTGGAGGAACTTTGGCACTTAATATTGTTAATGGTGGCACTGGATATGTCAATCCTGTTATTGAGATTCCAGAACCAAATTATGAAAACATGCCTGTTGTTGGTGTTTCTAGACTTGGTGTTGGTGCTACAACGGAAACTGGTAAGAACTTACTTCTCAACCTGACAGTTGGTGCCGCTGGCACAAGTAATGTTGGTATTGGTTCAACATTATTCTCAATTGAATCATTTAAGATTGCTAGAAATGGATATGGATTCCAACCTGGAGATGTTGTAAAAGTTGTTGGTCTTGTTACTGCTAAGGATTATACAGCACCAATTGCTGATTTCCAAGTTGAAATCACACAAACCTTCAATGATTTCTATTCTGCATGGTCATTCGGTGAAATGGATTACATTGATAGTATTGCTGGTTATCAAGATGGAAATAGAAAGAGATTCCCACTCTTCTATAATGGTGAACTATTAGCATTTGAGATTGATCCAGCAGCAAGACTTTCTAGCGCAATTGATTTGGATGCAGTTCTTGTTATCTTTGTAAACGGTGTTCTTCAAACTCCAGGATATGCATATCAGTTCCTTGGAGGAACATCATTTACATTCACTGAAGCACCAAAGGTCAATGATAGAGTAGATATTTTCTTCTATGTTGGACAAAATGGAATTGACGTTGGAATTACAACAGTTAGGGAGACTATTAAAGTTGGTGATGATGTTTTTGTTAAAAGACATCCAGGTCTTCCACTAACTGAAGACCAAATTGAACAAAGAACTATCTCAGAAATTCTTGGTTCCGATACAGTTGAAACTGCAATTTATACTGGTCCTGGTGTAAATCAAAATGATTTCAAACCATTCTATTGGACAAAGCAGAAGAAAGATAAGTTTGTAAAGGGTGATGTTATTTACAAAACTAGAGCATCCCTCGAACCAAGAATTTTCCCAACTGCAAAGGTTATTGGAGATGTAACTCCAACTAGCACTGAAATTTTTGTTGATAATGCACAGTTCTTTGATTATGACGAAATCATTTATGATTTGAATGTCAATACATTTGAATTTGATGCCTTCATGATGGATTCCTTTGAACCAGTATCTGCTGCGTTTACTGCTACAGTTAGTGCTGCTGGAACTGTCACATCAATTCAAATCCTTGATGGTGGCAGTGGATATACTGGTTCTACGGTAGATCTCAAATTCTCCGCACCAAGAGTTATTGGTGTTGGAGTTGGAACAACTGCAACAGGAACTGCAACTGTTGGAACTGGTGGATCAATCTCATCAGTAACATTGACTAATCCAGGGATGGGTTATACAAATGCTGCAAACCAGGCAATTATACCTCAAATCATTACAGAAGTTCCTACTTCGATTAGAGAAACTATTGGTGGTATTTCAAATGTTCAAGGATTTACTGGAATTATTACTGGTATTGGAGAAACAACCAATGGTAGTGGTCAAAAAGCAATCAAATTCTTCTTCTCAGCATTAAAAGATTACACTCCTTCTGGAGAATCTGAACTTGCATCTGATGCTTTAGATTTACAAGTAGGATATCCAATCATTGTTTCAAATACTAAGGTTGGACATGGAGTAACTTCTGTATATGATTCTGATAATGCGGTTGTTTCTATTGGAACAACATTCCTTGATAACATCTACATTGTTGATTCAATCTTCAGTATTGGACCAATTGGAGTTCTCACCTGTAACGTTCATAATGCAAGTGATTTAACTAGCATTGGTTCAACAGGAAACTTTGATGAATATAATGCGGGTCTTACAACTTCTCTTGGAACATTCTCTTGGGGAAGAATATACAACTTCAATCAAAGAACCAACCCGATTTCAATTGGTGTTACTGGATTGACGATTGATTCTGGTTTATCTACATTCCCAACAATTCAAAGAAGAGGCAATTTTGGTGAGTCTAAGACTGGAGCAGTTCGTTCCAGAAAACCAATTGCGGATCCAAATATTGTACAGGACAATATTTTACCGTTCTATCCATAATAAATACATAAAAAAAGATAACGATGTCAGCACTTGTTACTGATCAATTTAGGATTTTGAATGCCAGTAATTTTGTAGATTCTGTTGGAGATACTTCCAACGCATATTACATTACTGTTGGTCTTCCTAATCCAACTATTGTCGGATACGGTAGGAGCAATACGTGGAACACAAATCCGCCAGCACCTATTGATAACCTTGCATATAATAAGCATACTGGCGATGTTACGTTATATGGTAGAAGAGTTTCTTCTTCTAACGTAAGAAGGTTAGCTAGAAAAATTGAATGGACATCGGGTTCAAAATATGAGATGTATAGGCACGATTACAGTGTCTTAAATCCATCTCCATTAACAAATGCATCAAGATTGTATGATGCAAATTATTATGTAATTAACTCAGATTATAGAGTTTATATTTGTATTGAAAATGGTTCTAGTGGAGACAACCCAAAAGGTAATAACTCTCAGGATGAACCAAGATTTACTGATTTGGAACCATCCAGAGCGGGTGATAGTGGAGATGGATACATTTGGAAATACCTGTTTACAATTAGTCCAAGTGATATTATCAAGTTTGATTCCATTGAATACATTACAGTTCCAAATGACTGGGCAACATCAACCGATTCACAGATAAGAGCAGTTAGAGAATCTGCAGATTCTTCTGTTAATGAGAATCAAATCAAAACTGTCTACATCCAAGACCAAGGTGCAAATTATGCTAATGGTTTAGGACAAGAAGTTGATATTATTGGTGATGGTACTGGGGGAAAAGTAAGAGTTGATGTTGTTGGTGGTAAGATTACAAATACTGTAGTCACCTCAGGTGGTAAAGATTATAGTTATGCAATGGTTGATTTGGGTTCTATCAACTCAAATACCACAGGAACTAGCGCACACTTAATTCCCATCATTCCCCCATCAAAGGGACATGGGTATGATATTTACAATGAATTGGGAACCGATAAGGTTTTGGTTTATGCAAGATTTGATGATAGCGATAAAGACTTCCCAACAGATACAAGTTTTGCTCAGGTTTCTATTGTTAAAAATCCAACAAAAGTTGGAACTAGTGATATCTACAAAGCAAACAATTTTAATGGTTTGAATGCATTTAAGTTCCAGACAGTAACTGGAACACCAAAGGTTGGAGAAAAGATTTTCCAAAGAGTTCAGCAAAATACTGCTAGAGCTTTTGGTTATGTCGCTTCTTATGACCAAGATACAAAGGTTTTGAAGTATTTTGCTGATAGATCTTTATTCTTGAATCAAACAACTCTTGATACTCAAGATTATACTGGTATCTCCACCAATGGTAGAAGATACGACTTTGAATCTTCCAGTGAATTAATCACAGGGACCACTTCTTCATTTACTGGTTCAATTGATACCACATTCAGTGGTTTCACTGTAAACCCAACAGGAACAAAGTTAATTAACCTCGGGGTCAACTTCACCGGTGGCACTGCATCTTCTGAAATAAATAAAGGCTCAGGGGATATTATATACCTTGATAACAGAGCCAGCATTGCTAGGAACGCACGCCAAAAAGAAGATTTAAAAATTATACTGGAATTCTAAAAAATGCCACAGAAGACGAACCTCAACGTAAGCCCTTATTATGATGATTTCGATAAGGACAAGAATTTTTATAAGGTCTTATTTAAACCAGGGTATCCTGTTCAGGCAAGAGAATTAACTGGTCTTCAGTCAATCCTCCAGAATCAAATAGAATCCTTTGGAACTCATATGTTCAAAGAAGGTTCTATGGTTATTCCTGGTGCAATTACTTGCGATAACCAATTTACAACAGTTAAAGTCAATCCAAATCACTTAGGTATTGACATTACTGTCTATCTTGATGCATTGTCTTCTGGTCCTGAGGGTAAAGGAACAAGGGTAGTTGGTGAAGATTCCAAAGTTGTTGGTAATATTAGTGGATATTTACTTCCACCAGATTTAGGTGTAGAAGATATTACACTCTTCGTTAAGTATAAGGATGGTGCTGAAGATGGGGAAAGTGTAGAGTTTCAAGATGGTGAAATTTTAATCCTCAGTGAAAACATCACATATGGCAATACAACCCTTGTTGAGGGCGATTCAGTGCTTACCCTCAAAGGAACTGAAGCAACGCAGACAGGATATGCTGTAGGTGTTGGTGAGGGCGTCTATTTCATTAGAGGTACCTTTGTAGATGTCCAAAAACAAAAAATTGTTTTAGATCCATATAATGATGAACCATCGTTTAGAGTTGGATTTGATGTTGTAGAAGAAATTATAAACTCAGATGAAGATGAATCTCTGAATGACAATGCAAAAGGATTCACTAACTATTCTGCTCCTGGTGCAGATAGATTAAAAATTAGTGTAAAATTAGCTAAAAAACAACTAACTGATACTGATGATGTCAACTTCATCGAATTGGTTAAAATTGATCAAGGAGAAATTAAAAAACTCCAAAATCAATCAGATTATAATGTAATCAAAGATTATTTTGCAAAGAGAACATTTGAAGAATCTGGTGATTATGCTGTTGATAATTTCATTGTAGAAACATCAGAGTGTTTGAACGATGAAAAGGGAAATGGTGGATTATTCAAGTATGATGAAGTAACTGAGCAAGGAAACACTCCTTCAGAAGATTTAGTTTCTGTTAAAGTTTCTGCAGGAACTGCTTACGTTAGAGGTTACGATATTGATTTAGTTGGTTCTACTGTCCTTGATGTTAAAAAACCAAGAACAACCAAATCAGTTGCAACTGCAGCAGTCCCATTTTCAATGGGAAGTTTACTGAAAGTCAATAATACTGCAGGTGTACCATACATTAACATTGGTGATAGTGTTGCTGGTGGCACAAATAGCACTAATGGTAACATTATTTCTTTATACAAAGAAAGAAGAAATAACACTGGTATTGCCAATATTTCTAGTGCAGCAACAGCAGGTCTGAACACCAAAATTGGTGAAGCAAGAGTTTATTGGTATGGTCTTGCAGATGACACATATAAGAATGCTGCTAGCCAATTCGATCTATACTTGTTTGATATTCAGACCTATACTAATTTAACATTAGCAAATACTTACACTACCAATGATGTCCCAGATACCTCTATTGTTAGAGGTCTTTCAAGTGGAGCAACTGGATTTATCAGCACAAGAAGCACTAATGTCTATAGTTTAACGCAAACTTCAGGAGAGTTTCTTGTTGGTGAGCAAGTTATTATTAATGAACAAGTAAAATATCAAACTGGTATTAGTGCAATCACGGTATACACTACCGAAGATATTAAAGGTATTTTCCAAGATTGTCCATCATTGAACAGCAACATTCAAACTCCCTTTGTTGCGGATACTGTACTTTATCCTAAGTCTCTCCCACAATTTGCAGTAACAGACCAACTGACGCTTTCTGGTTCTGGCACAACAAAAACGGGTACAGTTGGTGGAAGATTCTTCAATGCAGTTACTGGCATCAAACTTGGAAGAACAATTAGATATCAAAACGGAAATGCCGATCCAATCTATGCAGATATTAGCGCAATTGCCGCTGATGGATCAAGCATTAACCTGACTGTACCAACGACTGCAGTTCCTGGTGTTTATAGAGCAACACATGGTGCCAATGCAAATTATAATTTCACTGTGCTGGCTCCAAGAATTATCAATGCGGGATCAACAGGTCTTTATTCTCCTATGCCTGTTGAAAATATTGCATCTGTTGACTTAGCAAACTCAAGTTTATTCATAACAAAGCAACTTACACATTCAAATTTTAGTGGAAATGGTTTTGAACTTACTGTAGGTGATGCAATCAGCGCAAGTGCTGGAATTACTAGTGTATTCTATACACCATTTGATGCAGAAAGATATGCAATTGTTTATTCTGATGGTTCAACAGAAAAACTAACTTCAGGTAAGGTTACTTTAGGTCCTGGTGGAAACACAGTTACCTTTAGTGGTTTGGATAAAGCATCAGATACAAATACAACTGTTATCGTAACATTAGACAAGAGAAATGTTACTAATAAAACTAAGGACTATATCAGAAGTAATTCTATCACTATCGATAGAACTTCAAAAACAAATGCATTAGGTGGTTTGACTACCAGTTCATACTATGGAACAAGAATTGATGACAGAGAAATATCTTTGAATGTTCCAGATGTCATGGAAGTATGTGCGGTTTATGAATCAACAGATGAAAATACACCAATTCTTGATAAACTCACATTCGCTACAGGTTCAAATCTGAATACAGAAGCAATTGTTGGTGAAAAGATATTTGGTGAAGATAGTAGAGCAATTGGTTATGTATATGAGAGAACATCAAATACTATCTCTTTTGTTCCAAAAAATACAAACAATTTCACTGTTGGTGAAACTGTTAATTTTGAAAAATCTGCAGTTTCTTTAGTTGTTCAAGAAGTAACCAAAGGAAGTTATGTAGATTTAACTGCTAATTATAAATTGGATACAGGTCATAGAAATGATCTTTGCGATTATTCTAGAATTGTTAGAAGAGCTGGAAGCCCAACTCCAAGTAGGAAGTTATTGGTGATTTATGATGCATATCAGGTTGGATCTGATAATAGTGGAGACTTCTTCACTGTAAATTCTTATTCAGCAGATAGATTCAAGAGTGACATCCCACAATTGCCAAGTGGTCTTAGAGTAACAAATACGATTGATTTTAGACCAAGGGTAAAGCATTTTACATCAACAACCTCTTCACCTTTTGCATTCTCATCAAGACAATATGATTCTACTTACAGATATGTAATTTCTCCAGATGAAAGTTCTTATGTTGGTTATTCTTACTATCTTCCAAGAATTGATTTAGTCTCAATCAATAGATTGGGAGAAGTTGAAGTAATTGAAGGAGAACCTGCTGATATTCCACAAGCACCTGTACTTGCTGATGATGCGATGGAAATTGCATCAATTAGTTATCCTCCATATCTTTTTGACGCAGATACTGATCCACAAATTCTTCTTAGAGATAATAGAAGATTCACGATGCGTGATATTGGAAAACTCGAAGATAGAATTGAAACTCTTGAAGAGTTGACCAGCCTTACTATGCTCGAATTGAGCACAAAATCTCTCTCAGTTACTGATGCTAACGGATTAGATAGATTTAAATCAGGATTTATTGTTTCTGATTTCAGAGATAAGTCATTGGCAGATCCAGATCTCACGACTATTGACATCAGTAAAGAAGGTTCAACTGCAATTGCACCTGTTGATATTTGGTCAATAGATGCGGAATTAGCATTAGATGCAAATATTAATCGTAATACTGCAGATTTAAGCCAAAACTTAAAACTTCAAGATCCTAATATCCAAAAGACTGGTGACATGCTCACATTGAAGTATGAAGAAGTTGAATGGTTAAATCAACCTCAAGCAACTCATGTTGAAAATGTTAATCCATTTGAAGTTATTGCTTTCTCTGGCGGTGTTGTTTTAGATCCAGCATCCGATAACTGGGTCAGAACAATCTATGTTAATGATAAAAGAAAAGAATCAACAGGTGCAAAATGGAAGCAACAAGCAACTGTAACCAAAAAAGTTGATAAAAAAGTTAAATTTATAAAATACAAGAAGGGTGGAAATAGAGGTGAAACTGGAAGAAGAAAGTATGTAACAACAACGATTACAACAAAAACAAAATATACACCAAAACTTGTAGGTCCATCGAGGGAATTTAATTATGTTGAAGATGTAAAAATATCTGGTAATGTAGATCCATGGATGCGTGAGAGAAATGTTTATTTTGCTGCTAATGGATTAAGACCATTTACAAAACATTATCATTATCTTGATAGTCAGCAGGTTGATATTATACCAAAACTCTGCGAGATTGAAATGATAACGGGAACATTTCAGATATATGAAGAAGCTGATATATTCAATTCAGCTGGAAAGAAAATTGGTGTTATGAGAATTCAGAGACCAAATCATAAGTTTGGTGATACTACTAGACCAGACATTGGTGCTGGACTTGGTTCTCCTGCAGTTCTTGTTGAAAAATATAGTGTAGACCCCTATGATAGAACTAGATCAGCTCCAGGTGAGTTGTATTCTCCAACATCAAAACTGATTAACTTCGGTGTCAGAGTTTTGTCTAATTCGCAGAAGTTCTATGGATATGTGGAGAAAGGTGCTAAGATAATTGGAAGAAGTTCCGGCTCTGTTGCTTTCATCACAAGAGCAGAACTTATTTCCGATAACTGGGGAGATATCATTGCAAACTTCTACTTTAGAAATCCAAATAGTGATCCATTGCCACCAGTAAGAGTTAAGAGCGGCACAAAAACTGTCAAAATTACTGCTGTTCCACCTAATACATTTGTTCTTCCTGGTTCAAAAGTATATGCATCAGAAGCAATTGGAACATATAGTGGTTCTGGAACAATCTTAACCCAGGAGACAACCCGAGTTTCTGTAAGAAATCCACCCAAACCTGCAGCAAAAGCAACAGAAATTCAGCGTAAGGTTAAAGCACCTCATAGAGATCCATTAGCACAGTCATTTACTGTTGATGGTAATGGTGTATTCTTAACTTCTTTTGACTTATTCTTCGCTAACAAAGATCGAAACGCAAAAGTGTTTGTTGAGTTAAGAACCATGGAATTGGGAATACCAACTCGTTACTTGGTTGCAGACTATGCTCAGGTTGCACTTAATCCAAGTGAAATTAAGACTTCTTTAGATGGAAGTGTTCCAACCAGAATTCGCTTCTCATCTCCAGTTTTTCTTGAGGCTGATAAAGAGTACGCAATTGTTATTCTTTCTCCAGGATCACTTTATTATGAAATGTTTACTGCAAGAATGGGTGGTAAAACACTGAAAACGACCAATCTTCCTGATGTACAAAATGTTGTTGTTGGTAAACAATATATTGGTGGTTCATTGTTTAAATCACAAAATGGAACCATTTGGACACCAAGTCAATATGAAGATTTAACCTTCAAACTTTATAAAGCAAAGTTTGTAAAATCTGGAACTTTAACATGGCATAACTCTGATATTACACCAAAGGGTACTAATAGTGCTGCTTTAAGTAACAACCCAATTGAAGGTCTGCCAAGAAAAATCAAGGTAGCAATTACTGGAACATTAAACGCTAATGTTACACTCGGAACTAAGGTTGCTGAAGGAGCATCTGCTCCAAGTGTTAGTGGATTTGTTGAAAATCTTGGTGCTGCAGCAGCAACTGTAGAAATTACTGATGGTGGTTCTGGATATCTTGCATCGCAAACTGGAATCACAAATGTAAATCTGTTCTCACTTACTGGAAGTGGAACTGGTGCAGTAGCAACAATTAATACTGATGCAGATGGTAAAGTTTCTAGTGTGACTCTTACCAGTAACGGTTCTGGTTTTGTTGAAGGTGAAACTGTTGGAATTACAACTTCCAGTATTGGCACAACTGCACAGCAACAGGGTTCTGGTGCTAAAGTTACAATTAAAACAATTAATGCTTCAACAGATACACTTTATCTGACAGATGTTCAGGGTGATAACTTTACTGCCGCGTCTTCAGTTTATTACTTGACAGATCCGAATGATGAATCAACAAGAACAAACTCTGGTGCTTCAGCAAGTACCTCTGCAATAATTAATAATAAGTATTCTGGTAATGTATTCCGCATTAAACAAGAAAATCATGCACATCATGGCGGAAATAATAAAATTGAAATTGTTGATATTGAACCAGATACAACTAAAACGACTTTGACTGAAGAATTTACAGATACTGCGACTACAGTTGCAGTTGCAAATACTTCAATCTTTGCCAGATTTGAGGGAATTACGACAACTAGAGGTTATGCTCTAGTCGATAATGAAATTATTGGATATTCTAATATTAGTGCTGGTAACGCAGGTGCTGGTACTTTGACAATTGATGCTAGATCATTACAAAATAGTGTCAAATCAACTCACAATAAGGGTGTTTCTATTCAACCTTATGAGGTAAATGGTGTTTCTTTGACAAGAATCAATACAACACACAATATCCCATCAACTTATTATGCAACTGATAACTCCAATATTGATAGTTATTTCCTAGAGTTCAATAGAACTTTAGAATCACCATCTGTTAGAGATAGTGGAGCAGGTCTACTTAACTTTAAAACTCAATCTGGTTTTGGTGGCAACGTAGTTGGCATTTCACAAAACTATCAATTTAGCACTTTAACACCACAATTTAATGTAATCACTCCAGGAAAAGGAACAACTGCTAAATGCAATATTCGAACAATTTCTGGAACAAGTGCTGGTGGAAATGAAGCATCATTTATTGATCAGGGTTATGAACCAGCAGTTCTTAACAAACCAATTTATTTCAATACTCCAAGAATGGTTGCTTCTGAAGCAAATGAGCAAGCAAGACTCACCACTTTACCACGTAATAAATCACTTACGTTGAGAGTTGATTTTGCAAGCACTGATGAAAATCTATCACCAATGATGGATACTCAAAATGCTACATTTGTTCTTGGAAGAAATAAAACTAATAAGCCTATTGATGATTATGTCACAGATTCAAGAAGTAATCAAGATGAAGGTGATCCACATGGTGCAGTATTTGTAACTAAGGCTATTTCTCTCTCACAACCAGCATCTAGTTTGAAAGTCATTATCGCTGCACATAGACAAGAAACTGCAGACTTTAGAGTATTCTATAAACTCTATAAAGCAGATTCTAGTGAAATTACACAAAAATTTGTTCCATTCCCAGGATACGATAATATGTTTGATACTGATGGAGATGGTTTTGGTGATAGAGTTAAAGATCCTAACAAAAATAGTGGAAGGGCAGATGCTTTTGTCACACCAAATGGTGAAGGAGATGATGATTTCTCAGAATATCAATTCAGTGTAGATAACTTAGATCAGTTTACTGCATTTGCAATTAAGGTTGTTATGTCATCGACAAATGAATCTGCACCTGTTAAACTGAGAGACTTTAGAGCAATTGCACTTGCATAATATGGAACATGAAGACTTAATTCCCGTTGAGGGACATAATAACTTATTCAGAGATAGAGATACTGGAGCTATCATTAACACTGATAGTTCCGGTTATGCTCAATATAAAAAAATGAAACAAAGGAGGCAGACAGAACGTGAAGAACTTGATACACTAAAGAAGGATATTGACGAAATTAAATCTTTACTCAAGGAGCTTACCAATGGATCCAGATGAAATCAAACTTGAAAAACTGTCCAAAGAATTTGAATATCAGAAACTAGCAAACGAAATTGATGGTTGCGATTCTGTCTCTATGTTGAAAAACATTGCTAAGTCATACGCAAAACTTTACCTCAGACAACAAGAAGTTGTAGGTACTTTGGGACTTAAAGGAATATAAATAATTCCTAGATCCTGAAAATATATCGTAAATGGCTGATATTAAGGTCAGGGTAGGTCAACAACCTGCAGTAAAAGTAATATCTTCGCTTGCTGGTGCTCAAGGTCTATCTTTAGCCGAACTTAGTGATGTTAGTGCAACCAATTTGCAGAATGGAATGGTACTCGTGTACAACAGTTCTATTCAGAAATGGGAAGCAACGTTGGAACTTACACCAGGTGCAACTCAGAATTTAGACATCAACGGGGGAAATTTCTAAATGGCAAGTATTATCAGGATCAAAAGATCCTCAGGTACTAACAAACCATCAAGTTTACAATGGGGTGAACTTGGATACGTAACAGGTATTGGTAGTTTTGGTGGTCTGAACCAATATAAGGATAGAGTTTTCCTCGGAGACGATGGTACTAACGCCAACCCAGTTGGTGGATACTATTATACCTCCATGATGGAGCACCAACCTGGTGCCGTCGATGGATTAGCGTCTAACAATAATAGAAACAGTGACAGAGGTGTTGTTGCGGTCATGGCACCTGCAACAAACTCTGGTCTTGGTGGTGCCGAATCACTTAAAGTTGACCAGTGGAACGTAGATAATTTAAGAATAGATGGAAATGTAATTTCATCTACAGATACTGATGGGGACATCAAGTTAGATCCTCACGGCTCTGGTGAAGTCCACATCCCAGATGATACTTTCCTCTCATTTGGTGATGATAAGGATGCAAAGATTGAATATGATGAAGATGGTGTCAACCAGTTAACATTTACTGGTGCTGATATTAGAATTAACATTGATACAAATTCATTAGATAAAGATACTGGTGCTCTGGTTGTTGAGGGTGGAGTTGGAATTGAGAAAGACCTCAACGTTGGTGGTGGTTTAAGAGTAACAGGTCATTCAATCTTTGATGAAGTTAAGATTGCTGACAATGTTATCTCCACATTGCCAGGTGGAACAGATATTTTATACATTGACCCATATCCTGATGGTCTGAGCAACGAAGGTACTGTTATCGTTAAAGGTAACCTTCAAGTTGACGGTACAACTACTACAGTTAATTCGACCACTTCAACTCTTAACGATCCAATCTTCCACATCGGTGATGTTACCAGTGAAAGAACGGTCATGGTTGATGCCAACATTGGCGCAACTTCACTGACACTTGATTCTGTTGTTGGTATTAATACTGGAGATGGTATTAGCGGCACTGGTATTGCCAATAATACAACTATTACTGCTTACAATGGTGGAGCAAAAACCATTACAATTAGTAATGGCACTACTGCAGGAATTTCTACCACATCACAAGTAACAATTACCCACGCTTACGATAGCAATACTGACAGAGGTATTTCTTTCGCATTCAATACAAGTTCTGGAGCATCCAACAACAAGACTGGATTCTTCGGTATGGATGATAGTTCCATTGCTGATAGTGCAGCAGGTGTAAATAACCATGGAACTCATGCTGATGATAGCAGAAGATGGACTTATGTTCCTGATGCTGCAATTGCAAACAGTGTTGTTGCAGGAACCAAAGGTTTCTTAGATATCAAGGGTATCTATTACCAGTCTGGTGATTATGAAACTGGTGGTGTTGCATACTTTGATAGCACTGGTCTTCAAAGATCTACTAATGCAGTTGCTTCACCTATTGTAGCATCTAAGCAAATCCTAACTGCTGTTACTAAGAAGACCTTTGATTTAAGTGTAGCAATTACTGCTTCTGCTGGTGATATTATCAGGCAAGATACAACTGGTGCATATGGTGTAGTTGAGCAAGGTGTTTCTGGCGCAACTCAGGTAAGTTTGATTGGAATTGAAGGAACTTTCACAACTGGCACTAACTTAAGAAGAGAAGGTGTAAACGGATTTATCTCCAATCTTGGTTCAGTTCCAAATACAATCACCGACATATATACTAATAAACCCCATTGGACTTCAACACTTGACGGAGGAACTTTCTGATAAATGGAACAACAAAATGAAGTGGATGTAAATGTTTTAGTCAAACTTTATAATTCTAAATTAGCATCATTAACAAATCAAAACGTTCTGCTTGAAGCAAAATTAGCGACTTTATCCAAAGATTATCAAGAACAACTTGAAGCACTACTTGAAGAGAACGCTGATCTAAAGGCACAATTAGAAACTAAGAAGTAATATGGCAAAACCATCAACCAGGCAAGGACTTATTGATTATTGCTTACGTCAACTTGGTGCTCCAATCTTAGAAATTAACGTAGATGAGGACCAAATTGATGACCTGGTTGATGATGCCATACAATACTTCAACGAACGTCATTATGACGGCGTTGAAAAGATGTATCTTAAGTATCAAATTACTCAAGATGATGTCAATAGAGGAACTGCTGCACCACCCAATGGAACTGGTATAGTTGGAGTTACCACAACATCAACAACCAACGTTCAAAGCACTTGGTATGAGAGTGGTAATTTCATTCAAGTTCCAGATTCTGTAATCGGAATCGAAAAGATTTTTAAATTTGATACGAGTTCCATTTCTGGTGGAATGTTCAGCATTAAGTATCAATTATTCTTAAACGACTTATACTATTTCAATTCAGTTGAACTGTTGCAGTATGCGATGGTTAAGTCTTATCTTGAGGATATTGATTTCTTACTTACCACAGATAAGCAAATAAGATTTAATAAGAGGCAAGACAGATTATACATTGATATTGATTGGGGTTCACAAACAGTTGGAGATTACATTGTTATTGAATGTTATAGAGCATTAGACCCAGCAAATTTCGTTAAAATATACAATGATAGTTTCATGAAGATGTATCTTACTGCTTTGATTAAGAGGCAGTGGGGAAGAAATCTGAGCAAGTTTAGAGGAGTTAAACTTCCTGGTGGTATTGAGTTGAATGGTGGAGAAATTCTCCAACAAGCAGAGCAAGAACTGGCAGAAATTAAGGGTAGAATGACATCAGAGTATGAACTTCCACCTCTCGACTTTATTGGGTAATGGCACTTAATCCTTTTTTCTTACAAGGGACTGCTTCTGAGCAGAGGTTAGTCCAAAATCTAATAAACGAGCACCTACAGTTTCATGGTGTTGAAGTAACTTATATTCCCAGAAAATACGTAAATAAAAAAACTATTATTGAAGAAGTTCAAACTTCTAAGTTTGATGATAATTATTTCATTGAAGCATATGTGAATAATTACGATGGTTATTCTGGTGCCGGAGATGTCCTCACTAAGTTTGGTGTTAGTGTCAGAGATGAGTTGATTCTGACAATTTCAAAAGAAAGGTTTGAAGACTTTATCGCACCTTTCATGGCAGGTTTGGATGATGGAACTGGAGAAGGTGAAATCATTCTTTCAACTAGACCAAGAGAAGGTGATTTAGTCTATTTCCCACTTGGAGAAAGACTGTTTGAAGTAAAGTTTGTTGAGCATGAGGATCCTTTCTATCAGTTAGGAAAGAATTATACATATCAACTTAAATGCGAACTCTTCGAATATGAGGATGAGGTTATTGATACTTCATTGAATATCATCGACCAGCAAGTGCAAGAAGAAGGATTTATTACAACTCTCAACCTTGTCGGAACTGGTAGAACTGCAACAGCAGTTGCATTTATTGAAGGAAGTTCACCTGGACTGAGTGGATATATTGATAAAATATATCTAAATCATGATGGTTATGGATATACTTCAGCGCCAGGAATTTCAATCACACCTTCACCAACGGGTCAAATTGGTGATAATGCAACAGCAGTTGGAATCCTCACTACTAGAGGTGGGGTCACATCTCTCAAAGAGATTCTGCTTACAAGTGCTGGTTATGGATATACTGTAGCACCAACGATTACAATCACTGGTGGGGGCGGCACAGGGGCAGCAGCAACGTGCTCTATCAGAACTAGTGGTTCTGGTGTTATTAGAATCAACGTTCTTGATGGTGGTGTTGGATATTCTACAGCACCTACAGTCACTATTGCTGGTCCTCCAATATCTGCAACTCCTGTGGATGTTAGTGTTGTAACTACAGTTGCAGATAATTTTGCATATAATGTTTCTAATAAGTTTGATTCTGAACTTGTAACTATGGACAGAGAATTAACGTTCGATAAGAATTCCTAAATATAAGAAAGTACGTTTAAATAATGGCACTACTAGGTATATCAACGGGAACAACACCAAATGATGGTACTGGCGATTCACTGATTGTTGGTGCCGACAAGATTAATAAGAATTTCCAAGAAATTTATAACGCTATTGGAAATGGAACTACCATCTTTGCAGGTAGTCCAAATATGCAAGTTGGAGTCGTAACTGCAACTGCATTTTATGGAGATGGTTCAAATCTTTCTGGTGTTGGTGCTGATGTAAGTATCCAAGATAATGGTTCTGGAATTGGAACTGCAAGAATTATCAATTTTGGAGATTATCTTGACGTTTCTCCAATTACATCATCAGGAATCTGTACAGTAACTTCAGTTTTTGTTGGAAGTAATCAACTTGGTGTAAGAACTGATGTTTCACAAACAACAGGTTCAATTGCAAATGATGCAGCAGCAAACATTCAATTTGCTGGATTCAAGTCTTATACACTTTATGAAGTTCAAACTTCACATGCTGCCTGGGTTACGTTATATGTAAATCCAGCAACAAGAACTGCTGATGCAAGTAGAAATATAAACACAGACCCAGCAAACGGTTCTGGTGTTGTTGCCGAAGTTATTACAACTGGAGCACAATCACAATTAATTACTCCAGCAACTATTGGATTTAACTACGACAATCCAGCCACAACTACAATTTACGCTAAAGTAGTTAACAAGAGTGGAAGCACACAAAATATTACAGTAACTTTAACTATCCTTCAATTAGAAACCTGATGGAAGAATATATTGTAGTTACCAAAGATCATCATTGTCTTCAGTCTTTATATGATGATTTAGAAACTTCTGGTGGAACATCGACAGTTCCAGAGAGATGTGTTGAGTGCTGCAGAAGAAAACCTGCAAGTAGAAGCACACATTATATGCTCACTCAAGAAGAAGTAGAAACACTTCTAAATGATGAGAGAGTGGAAGGTATTGATTATAAAAGAGAGTTAGAACAAGAGATAAAAGTTTCACTTTATGAACAGCAATCAGATTACTATGATAAAGGGGCAGCAAACAATTCACTTCATATAAATTGGGGTCTTTTGAGATGCACTGAAGGAACAAACCGATATGCCTGGGGTGCTGATGGTATCCCAACACAATCTGGCATTGCAACCGTAACTCAGACTGGAAGGAATGTTGATGTTGTAATTGTAGATACTATTATAGATCCAAATGATCCAGAGTTTGCGGTTAATTCTGATGGAACTGGTGGTTCTAGGGTAGTTCAATATAATTGGTTTCAGCATAATCCACAAGTTACTGGTGGTGCTGCTGGTACTTACGACTATGGTGTAATTCCATCAGAGTATCATGGCAATCATGTTGCGGGAACTGTTGCTGGCAACACCCAGGGTTGGGCAAGAGATGCTAATATTTACAACTTTAGTCCATTCGGAGGAGATGGTGTAAATAACACCAATCCAGATCCAAGTGGCGCAGATACTTTTGAATACATCTTACAGTTTCACTTAAACAAACCAGTCAATCCAAAGACTGGCAAACAAAATCCTACAATTATCAATAATAGTTGGGGATCTCTACTTAGAAGGTCACGAACTCCACAATCAGAAACTGATACTAGCAAATTTGATTACATTGAACATCAGGGAACCATAATTGAAGGACCACTAACAGATGCTCAGTTAGAACAATATGGTATAATGGATTTTACATCATCTGGTGGAGCATTTGGTGCGGGGGAAGTAACAGTTGGTTCTTATAATAATTTTAGTGCAACTGCAGCAATGGTAGATTGCTTGAATGCAGGTGTACTTATTTTTAGTTCTGCAGGAAATTCAAAGTATAAAATAGTTAAGTCAGGCGATCCAGACTATAATAACTTTTATGGTGGATATTCAACATTTTCTGGTAGTTACAGAAGTAAAGTCGCATATCATAGAGGAAATTATGTAGCAACTAGCGGAACTACAATTATTGTTGGTGCATCAAACTCTGCAGTTGTTGATGCTAAAAGATCATTCAGCGATTGTGGACCTGCTGTTGGTGTATATGGACCAGGAACAAATATTCAGTCATCTGGATTGAATAATGGCGTATCAGATCCAAGAAATTCAAACTATAATAGACTAAAACTGAATGGAACAAGTATGTCTTGTCCACAGGTTACTGGAGTAGTTGCTTGTCTCTTAGAAAGATATCCAGAAATAACTCAAGCAGATGGACAATCTGGATATGATGGACCAAAAGTCTCAGGTTCAAATGATGTTCAGGATTATATTAATGAATATTGGAGCAAGAATCAACTTCTAGATACTGGTGGAAGTTATACTGATGAAAACTCTCTGCAGGGCGGACCTAATGTATATTTGAAATTTCATAGGGAAAGAGAGTATAGTGGTCAAATGACACCTACTCATAAAATGTGGTTCGTTAGACCATCAAGCGGCAATGTTTGGCCAAGAAAACCACCAACTAGATATGAAAGATAAGATAAATAGTAAAAAACCTATTTGTCATAATGCCTGTAAGTAGCAATAATAAATTTAGTAGAGCCAGGCGTCATTTGAGATCTACGCAGATCGATGAGAAACTGCAACTGCTCAACGAAATACCAACAAACAATACAACATCATATTACGTCATTGAACCCGATGTTGTTACGGTTATTCCTCCAGTTAGAGCAGACCTCGATCTGGAAGCAGATGATCCTGCACTGCAAGGAAAAGATACTTCTGGTCTTTTTGATGGTAATGGTGCTGTTCTAACGCAACAACCACCAGGAGATACTACTTACATCTTAGGACCGATGGTAAGTGTTTTCTTTCCTGATGGTGATTACAGCGCAATTGGGTATGTTCAAAAAGATACTAGAAAAGTTATTAACCTTGCAAGAATACCAGGTAGAGTTAGAGACTGGGCTCTTGATGGAACAACAGAAGGTTTTACAAGTTATAGTCAATTAACATTAGAACAAGCACTTTGGTATAGAGATCAACTCATCGCTGGTGACACTACACCGTATAGAGTGTTTTATATTGGCGTTTTTGAACAGATACAATCAGAACCTGGCGTAACTGATCCAAGTACTGGAATTGATATTGATGAATATGGGCGTTGGCTTGGAGATTTGATTAATCTTGGATATGAAATTGAACCAGGAAGAACTGAAGTAACTCCAGGTAAGAAAGGACCAGACCCTGATATGCCTCCTGGTATTGCAAATCCATCACTTTTTGATGTATGGAAAAAACTTACACAGGGTGGTCTTGAAGCATTGGGGAACTTTTTTGAACCATTAAGTGCATTGGGATATGCTGGCGCAGCATTTGGTGCTTTTTTGCTGCAACAACAAGGTATTGTTAATTATACCGAAACTAGTCCTTACGAAGCAAATTTACCACCACAAGATAGCCAAGCAATATCTGATGCATTAAGTGATGTGATGAAAACAATTCCAAGAGAGAGGTGGGAAAATTTAAATGGTGCAGATTTGCAAAAAATTAATGATGCACTCAATCCAAGGTCTGGTCCAACACCATCAAATCCAGATAGACCTGCAAATCAAAGTACAAACACCGATGAGTATCATAATATTGTAAACAATATTGGAAGATCAGATGCATTCAAAGGTCAAGTAAAAATTGACAAAGATGGTAATCCTTATATTTCTGGAATAAATGATACTTATGTTTTTACGAATGATGCCGATGCATCTGTTGCAGGAGCTCCTGGACTAATTAAATTTTTTGGGCAAGCTTTTGGTGCTCAGGGTGATCCAAATCGTGCTGGTGGTGGACAGTATGATTATGTAGGAACAAGTGAACCAGGTGCTTTTGATACTTCTCCCGATGCACCGTCATATACACAAATCAAATTAAAAAATATGCCTATACGGGTAAATTTACCTGCACCTACCAATTCAAATGTTGATAGCCCATCATTCAATCTTGGAACTAATTTTACTGGTGGACCTCTACCTGAAAGTAATGTGAAGACAAAGAGAATTATTAGTGAAATTAAAAAACCATACACTTTACCAGAAGCAAAAAAAGAGAAAGTTAAACACCGTCCAAAAATTATTGGATCTGATAAAACGAAAGTAGTTGGTGCTGGATTGATGAAACAAGCAGAAGTTCCGACTTCGTTTAAACGTATTGAAGATACGATGTGGAAAAAACAAGAGAGAAAGCAAAATACTAGATTTTCTCAAGAAAGAAAGAATATGATTCTTGATTCTGTTGGAACTTCCGATCATGCATGGGAGTGGATGACTGATAGAAGTAAAAAGAAAAATGAAAAGAGTGTCTATGAAAATTTTGGTCAAGGTATTTCAAATCAGATAGTAAGTAAGAAAAAAGTTGGAAATGACTATATTATTAAAATTTATAATGAAGAAGGAAAACTAGAAACTTTGACACAATCAGTTTTGAATGAACGACTTCAAAAACAATATGAATTGGAAGCATATCTTAGTGAGCAAGAAACTTTAAATGCTCCAAATGATCCTCTTATTAAGAGAGTGAAAAATAAATTAAGTTTAGAAATAGATTATCAAGATAAACCAGCAAAAAGAGGTTATCCAAATAACCCACCATTACCATTAGGTCAAGATGGTTATCATGTCGAGTATGGAGATAGAGCAAATTATTACAATAGATTAGATAGACATAGTGCCGATACAATGTCCAATCCTTTAACTGGAAATGAAAAAATTGATAATAAAGTTTTAGACCAAACTACATCTGCAAAGGTCAATAAACTTATTGGTAAATTGAGACAAAAGAAGAAATCAAAAATAAATAGTTCGTTGGAGACCCAATAAAATGGCAAGAACAGTCCCAGGAAATGGAGCAGTAGTAAAAGCAAATTTCGATTCTAATTTCGGAATCGCATCTTTTACTATCACTAATGGTGGAACTGGATATGCTTCGACAGATCCACCACAAATTTCAATCACTGGAACAACAGTGCCAACTTCTACTGCTTCATTTTATCCCATTATTCAAAATGGAGTAATTACATCAATTAAAATTCTTTCTCCTGGTGCTGGATATATTCCTCTTGTTTCTTTAGCATCAACTGCTGTTGGTATTGCTTCTGTGGCTAGAGTTGGTAATAATGAAGATATCCTTGGTAACGATGTTGTTAGATCAATCTACATTAAAGATCCTGGTTTTGGATATAGTCAGGCACCAACAGTTACTATTGCAGATCCACCATTGATTGCTGGCACTGGAAATTATATTTTCAACGAAATTATTGAAGGTTCTCGCTCCAAAATTCAGGCAAGAGTTAAGAGTTGGGATAAGGATACTGCAGTGCTTAAAGTTACAAATATTGGTATAGGAGAAACTACTGGACCAGGTTTTTATCCTGGAGAAAGTATTATTGGATCGGAATCTGGTGCATCATATGTAGTCCAAGAATACAATCCAACTGATACATATGATAAATATAGCGAGAATGATGAATTTGAAACTCTTGGAGATAATCTCCTCGATTTCACAGAGTCCAATCCTTTTGGTACATTTTAATGCTAGGAAATTATTATTATCACGAAATAATTAGGAAAACCATTATAGCGTTTGGTACGCTATTTAATGATATCCATATTAGACATGCTGACCAGCAAGGTAGTGCTGTTAGTGATATAAAAGTTCCTTTGGCATATGGACCAAGTCAAAAGTTCTTGGCAAGAATTACCCAACAACCAGATTTGAATAAACCAATTCAAATCACTCTGCCAAGGATGTCATTTGAAATGACTTCTATTGCATACGATTCAACTAGAAAGTCTAGTTTGATTCAAACATTTAAAACTTGTGATGATGGGAGTAAAGTTAAAAAGGTATTCATGCCTGTCCCATACAATATTGGATTTGAATTGAATATTCTTTCAAAGTTGAATGATGATTCACTTCAAGTTTTAGAACAAATTTTACCATATTTTCAACCACACTTTAATTTGACTGTAGATTTAGTCGAATCTATTGGAGAAAAGAGAGATATTCCAATTGTTCTTGATTCAGTTTCTTTCCAAGATGACTATGAGGGAACTTTTGATACCAGAAGAGCACTGATACATACACTCACATTTACTGCAAAAACATATCTGTTCGGTGCTATTGCAGACAGCAGCGACGGTCTCATCCGTAAGGTTCAAGTTGATTTGTATACGAGTACAGATAGAGCAACTGCTAAGCGTGAGATGAGATATACAGTAACTCCTACTGCTAAGGTTGATAAAAATAATGATGGTGTAATTGATGCTGCAGATACTCCACTTCTTGTCCCAGGTGATAACTTCGGATTTGATGAGGAGTGGGAAATGTTCACAGACGGAAAAACTTACAGCGAAGTTCGTAAAACTGATTACTAATAACCATGAGTGATAATTATGATTCCATTGACAAGGCACTCAATATTGAGAGTAGCATTGTTGAAGCAGAACCTGCAGAGGTTGTAAAACCATCTCGTCCTCCAGAAAAGGATGATATTAAAAAAGATTATGAATATACCCGTGCTAATCTATATTCACTTATAGAAAAGGGGCAAGAAGCAATCAATGGTATTATGGAACTTGCAGGAGAAAGTGCAAGTCCTAGAGCATATGAAGTTGCTGGTCAGTTAATTAAGAGTGTTGCAGATACAACAGATAAGTTAGCAGATTTACAAAAGAAACTCAAAGATTTAGAAGAAGATAACAGCAGTAAGGGACCAAACAATGTTACAAATAACGCATTGTTTGTAGGTTCAACGTCTGAATTATCAAAACTCCTGAAGCAAGGTTTTCTAAATAATAATGATAAAGATAGTAAGTGATGGCTAAGAAATCCTGTAAAAAAGGTTATTACTGGTGCCGCACTGATGAAAAGTGCAAGAAAATTCCTAAGGGATGGCATGTTATGCCTACAGGATTTTTAATGCGTGATAATGAACATAAAGATGAAGAAAAAGAGGAGACCAAGAAAAAGAATGGCAATGGTACAAATGGCAATAGAAATGGGAATGGGGACTCTTCTGGGAGCACTGATGGCGGAGGAGTATCGGAAGGTTGGAGTGCAAAATACAAAAGGTCAATCGATTGCGATAATCCAAAAGGATTCTCTCAGCGAGCACATTGTCAGGGAAGAAAGAAAGTGAACGAAGCAAAGGGGCACGAAGAAGACCACGAGGTCTCAATGGCACAATCTCAACTTAAAAAGTCTGAGAAGAATATTGCTAAGTTGAGAAAAGCACTTGGTAAGAAGGAAAGAAATATTCCTGCTTGGGTTCAGGCAAAAATTACTGATACTGAGCACAACACTGATGCTGCTGCAGGATATATGGATGAAGGCAAGCGTGATGGTAAGTCTGCCAAAGATAAAGACTATTCACTCCATGATTGGTTTAAAGGTGGTGGATGGGTTCAGGCAGGTGGTAAATATGATGGTAAACCCTGTGCCAAGCAACCAGGTCAGAAAACAAAACCATTCTGCCGTGATGCTGATGACCGTGCTTCTATGAGCAAAAAAGAGAGAAGCAGAAGATCAGCGAAGAAGCGTAGAGAAGATCCAAATCCTAACAGAAAAGGTAAAGCAAAAATGGTATCAGCATCTTATTCAAATTGGAGAGCAGACTTAGAGCAACTCGATGAAGGTGCTGCAGCAGCAATCCGTTTAGGATTAGCAGCAGGAACTGCTATCGGTGGAGCAATCCTTGGTAAGAAAGCACACGATACAGTCAAGGGTATGGTCAAGAAAAGAAATGAAAAACTTGATGATGCTCTTAAAAAAGCACGCGGTATCAGAGAAGGACGTTACTCTGGTGGTGGTGGTTTGAGACCTGGTGATAGAATTAAAATGCTTGATGGAAGTCTAAAGTCTCTTAAAGACATCGATGATAAGTTAAAAGAAAAGAATACTAAAAAAGAAGAAGTCCAAATGGAGGGCAAGAAAGATGCTTGCTATCATAAGGTCAAGTCACGTTATTCTGTTTGGCCAAGTGCATATGCATCTGGTGCATTAGTCAAGTGCCGTAAAGTTGGTGCTAAGAACTGGGGCAACAAAACTAAGAAAGAAAGTATTGATTATAATTTAAACGATGAATATATTGAAGAAAATATTATTAGGGTCGCAAAAACGGTAGGACCTATTATTAAAGCATTGGGTAAATTGAATAGAAAAGGTAGAAAGAAACTTCCACCAATAAATTTAAAAAAT